CCCTCTCTCAGCTGTCGCGTAGACCTTCGAGTAGGGACTGTTAATTACCAAGGGTTATTTTTTTTATAACCACTAATCATCGAATCTATAATCGAGTCTTCTGAACTTTGTGTAGATTCATTCTGTTGAGCAGGTAAAACACCCATCGGTGATGGAACTTGCTGTGCTCTAGCTTGTTGATTAAACGTTTCGCTAGGTCCAGTCGGTTGTGTTTGTACTGGCTGTCCAGAACCTTTCTGCATTCTATACAGTTGAACAAGATTATCCATTGTTAGACTTTCAGGATTTGACATTGTTTTAATAAAATCAACAGCTTCTTGGTCATTAAGTCCATATTCGCCTTGAACTCTATTACGTATTTCTTTAACTTGCTGTTGTTGATATTGATAAGCTTGAGCTCTTTTTATTTCATTAACTCTTCTTTCTTCTTGCTTTTCGAATTGCTCATTCAACAAGGCAGTTTGATATTCGCTTTTAAGTCCATTATATTGAATAATATCATCTCTCCAATTGTCTAGTTCATTTAAGTATTGAGCACTTGCACTACTTGGGTCTTCCATTGCTTCCGCTCTATTAAACCCAGCAGGTACTTTTGGTTTAGCAGGAGGTGGAGGAAATTCCTGAGTTTTTGGTTCTTGTTGTGCAGGAGGTTGTTGTACTTGCTGCGCTTGAACCATTTGTTGCATTTGTGCTTTTAATTGAGTATTCTCATTCTTTACTTTATCAGCTTCAGATTGCCAATATTGGAATCTTCGCTCATCGTTTTTAGCCTGAGTTTCTTCAATATTTAAGCTATTGCCATCTCCACTGGGAGTATCCTGTACAGGAGTCCCTTCTGCCTGACTATTTACGTTTTGTGCTTCTTCACTTGCGAAAAACGCGTCTTCTACCGATAATTGTTCAGAGCCCTGTGAAGGGGTGTCTGTTTGGTTAGTCTCTAACTCGTTCATCTTTTACTTCCTTTTTTTGGCTGCCGATTTGCTACCACCGGGTGAGCCTGTGTCTTTGCTAGCATCAGAAATCTGACGCTTAACAGTAGCTAAATTATCATCTAATCTCTTCTCAAATAAGGTGCCAGCAGCTTTAGCTTTGTTAGAAGTTTTATCAAGGTCTCCTTTAAATTTCTCAACCTCAACTTTCTTTCTAAGGCTAACTGCTTCTCTATCTCTAGTTTGTAAGTCACCTTTTAGTTGCTTAATTTGTTCTTGTTGTTGCTGTACTGTAGATTGCAATTGTGCTATCTCATCAGTACGTTGCATAACACCTTCTATGTCAAATATTTCTGTTTTCTTAAGAACTTCTTGTCTATCTACTAAACCTTTAGAATAAGCATCCATATAGAACTCAAGTTCTGCGTATCTATTAGTAGGTAATGTACTTCCACTAACAACTACTACATCATATTTTCCTACAGTAATATCATTAAATACTTGAAGTTCGCCAGTCTTATCATCATATAAACGTTTATTTATAACATATTCACTCATAGAATTATTTGGGTTAACAAGTCTAAAAGTTTTTTCTGTACTATATAATTGTTGCATTAAAGGTATTGCAACTTGAGCAACCCTAACTAATGCTTGTTCTATATCAGATAATTTTGATTTTATTTTTCTTTGACCAAATTCATCTAAGGATATAGTTGCTTTATAGGTTTGTGGAGCAGCTTGACTATTACCCATCATCATTTCATATAAACCTAATTGATGGTCTATATCATTTTTAGCTGTTTGCTCATTACTGTATAATTCATTAGGTAAAGGACTAGGCTGTACTGTAACAGGCGCTCCATCTGTTGGGTCATAAGGTATAGCTACACCAGGCTGTGCCCATTTCTCCTCAAAATCTTTCATATCCACACTGCCTTCAGGAACTAATATTTTAGTATTAGTACTTGTAGTAGCATGAGCTATTATTAAAGAACGTGTTTTATTTATGTACTCTTGTAAACCTTTTATCATTCTTACATCAGATGTAGGATAAGGAGTTCTAGTATGTAAATTACAAATAGGAACTATAGGGTAATGTTTTGTTGGTAATATTCTAGAATATAAAAGTGTTTCTCCTATAATTATACATTGTTTAACTCTTGTAACATTAATTTTAACAATTTTAATTAATTTTTTTAAAATTAATCCTTGAAAGTCAGTTTCTTCAATTTGAGGAGGTGCTATATCAGGTTCTGGAACTTGAGCTTCAGGGCCAAAACCTGATTGCATCATTCCTTGCTCATCTTGCATTCTTTGTTGCTCTTTCATCATTTCGTATTGTTGCATTAATTGTGCAGCCAATTCTTGAGCTTGAGCTTCATCAGTAATAACTTGACCTTGTATTATCCAAGCCGGTCTTTTTATATATTCATTAAATTCATCCTCACCAAATAAATCTTCCTTACCACTAAACTCTTCATAGGTTCTTATTTTCTGAACTTCTAACTTATAGTATCTTTCATACCCTCTTACATATTCGCTTTGTTCATGTAGTAAACCTACATCTTCAGGGAAGAAAATTTTACTTTCATTATCTCTTCCTGTTTCAGGCATATTAAAATCTTGCTCACTATTAGCCTCATCTATTTGTTTTTTGTATTTAGGATAAAGCTTTTTAGCTTGCTCTCTACTAAATAAACGGGAGACTATAATATTTTCAGCGTCATCAAAAAATCTATTTCTACTATTAGGGTCAACATAAACATCAAGAGGGTCTACATCGTGCATACAAACTTCACCTTTACCCATATCCATCATTGGGTCTTGATATACATTTATATAACCAACTCCCATCACATAGTAATCATCTATAGCTTGTCTAATAATTGTTCTTCCATCAGATATGTCATACATATAACTTAAAAGAGCGCTAAATACATTAGCAACTTTTCTGTCACTATCTTCACGAGGAGCGCATCTAAACGAAGGTCTATTAGCAGTAAGCATAGCTTTTGCTGTTTCAACTGCTGGATGCACACGATTAACAACAATAGGAGCTTGTCCTCTTGCTTCTAGTATTTCAGATTGTTCTTTTGACCATTGTCTGCCTAAACGAAATTCTTTATCTTCCTTTGCTTGTGCAGCCCAAGAATCACGCTTCTTACTATAATCCTTAAATAACTGTAATGTATCAGTAACTACTTTTGGTGTCTTGTTTTCTTCCATTTTCACCTATAATTTATCAATTTAATATAACACTATAATGTCATCCAATCAAGCTTTTTCTTGTGTTTTGACAAATATTCATCATTTTTTTCATAACTCTTATTTCTAGAAGGCCTTGCACCATCTAATGCTGTCCAAATAGCATCCATAACATCGTCATGTTTTCCTTTTGGATAGGATAAAAATTCTTGTTGAGCTATATTATCTTGTGGTCTAAAATAAAAAGTACCTTTAGCAAACAAAGGAACTAATGAAAGTAATCTTTCACTCTTTCGATTTCTAGGTTTTACACCTTTTTCTAGACCTGGTATATATACGTTTTCTTTTAGCATAAGTTCTCTTACAGCTGTTCTTAATGCTTCTTGATAACCTACAGTTTCTATCTTCATCCTCCTAGGCCTATACTTCTTAAAAATCTCAAGAAGTATCCCAGGCTGCTCTGCTGGAGATATTCTATCCCTGTATATATCAATAATATACTTGTTATTATCATAGTCAATCCCAATTGTAGTAACCACAAAATAATCAGCAGTGGAAGAAAGGCTACTAGCAGGGTCAACTCCACAATAGATTTCAACTGGCTTGACTTCTTCTTCATCTCCTTTAGTCCTAACTAGGCAATTTTGCCCATCTTTTCTTTTATAATCATAATGATGTAATTTTATCCATTCTGGTTTGAATGGAGCCATATCAGGAGATTGAGCTATATTCATATACTCTTGATAAAAACCATTCAAGTTTCCTACAGAAGAAAACTCTTTTTTTATTTCATTTATCCTTGAATTTGGAAACCTTTCAGGCCATATACTTTTTTCATCCTCATCCCATATAGAATACCACAAAGTATGCCAAGCTGTTGATTCTTTAGCCCAGTATAAAAAGCAATCTTCAGATATTACCGTACCAATCATAGCTATCTTACCTTCATCAGATAATGATGGTATAACAGCTTCTGTAACCCACTTTCTATTCTTAGCTCTTGCTTCTGGAGTAAATGCATTTAATTCTGATTCGAAATCATCTACTATAATAAGATTAGGACGAGTATCACCTTCAATAAATCCCCTAACTCTTTGTCCAGTACCTACAGCTATAAGTCTAGCTCCATTGGCTAATACTACATCATTATTAGTCCACCTTTTAGCAGTATTTGGACCAAGGTCTCCAAATATCTCTCTAAATTTATCTGAATGTGTTAAATGATACTTAATACGAGATAAGAAGTTTATAGACTGAGTTTGTGATTCAGATATTATAACAATAAATAAATCTTCATCTGTTTTTTTAAAAGCCACTTTCCATAAAGGGAAGATGAGGGTGGTAACGGTAGACTTCGCTGTACCACGAGGTGCTGCAATTAACACCCTCCTTTTGTTGTCGTTAGCTAGAGAAGAATACACTTCATTATGAAATGGTGGTGTACTCTTTCTAAGGGCTGTAGGGAAGCAGTGCCTTCCGAACAGTGCCATGTTTTTACGAAGCTTTTTTAATGCTTGCATTTGCTCATACTGAGCTTCAAAATCCATTAATCATCTCCACTAAGTAATTGATAAGCCATTAAAGCAATTCCTGCTGGACCAGCTAAATTCCTTCCTAATCTTGATATTTTTTTTAAGTTACTAACCCTAAATTTATTTCTTTCTTTTTTTAATTTTTCTATCTCATTTTGCTGTTCTTTAGAAAATAAAGTCTTTTTATCTAGTTCTTCTACTCTCTTTACTCTGTCTATTTTATGTCTCTTTGTTTTTGAGTCTGGATAACCAAAAAATCTATAATATCTATCTTTAGTCCATCCTCTTACTCTTTGCCACCAATTAGGGTCTTTTCTGTTTATAATCTCATCATTAGCAGCTATATTAATACCTCTTTTCTTTAAACTACCCTCACTTATAGATATTTCTTTACTATCAACATATTTAATAGCTGGATATTTACCACCAGAACCTGGTACGGGTCTTCCTTTTATATCAACATCTGGAACATCTGATGCTATTATTCTTATTTTTTCCTTATCGTTAGGGTCCCATATAGCGACAGAATTAAATCCACCCCAATCCCAATCAGGTTTTATACTAGGACTTAAACGAAAAATATATTTACCATTACTTAACCTTTTAGGTTTGTAACCCCCATTGAGTATTATTGATTCAACAGTTCCTACTGTTCCATGGTTTTTTAAATTAAGTATTGTTTGATAAAAATTTCTATCAAATTGAGTTGCTCTTAATACATCTCCAAAACGACCTGGTTTATATTTTATAAATTGCAATCCTTTTGTATCTCCTACAGTTTGACCTCTGCCTTTGATAGATTCATGCCCTCTTAAAACATAATCAGCAATCTCTGTACTTCCATCTGCAGCTTGTATAAATCTATTAACATTAGTTAATTTTACATTATCACCTACAATTTTATCAATAATAGGAGAAACTTTTCCACCAAATATTAATTGATTAGCTTTGTCACTTGTTAGTTTAAAATAAAGCTTTTTTTCTGCAAATTTTACATCATTTTTAAATGATAAATCAGTATAACCTTTTTTGTAACTTAAGTATTTTTCTCTAGAAAGGTCTCTAGCATTCTTTATACCCTCTAAATCTCTCATAACAACTGGAGATACGCCTGTTTCATTATAAAAACCAGAGTTCGCTAAATTTGCATAAGCACTATAGCCTATTCTACCTCCAGTTTTAAAAAGTTCCCAACCATATCTAGGAGCTTTCCAAGCACCTGGTTTATAAAATCCTTCCAACCTATTACTTGCAAAATCTGCTACTGTTCTTCTAATACCACCAGGAGTTTGGTTTCTCATACTATATAAAGAATAACCCAATAAACTAGGGCCTACAGCATATTTAGCTGGACCAAAACCAAAGTTCTCATCTTCACCAGCATTTATCAATACTTCTTCGTCAGTCACTACTTACTCCATAGTTTTTTAAATAACATAAACATTGCAATTATAATAATAACACTAAATACGTCAATCATATGATTACCACTATCACTCTCAACACTTCCTATAGGAGTCTCTATCCTGACTCTTTGTGTTGATTTCAAGATTTCTCCTCAGTAGTAGTTTTAGTAGCTATAAGCTTATCTTCTTCTTCTCGAAGTTCATCTATAAGTTTAGTATTACTTATAGCTTCTAATTTTTCAGTTGTTTTAACAAGTTGTTTTTCTTTCATACCGTGCATACCTTGTAAGTTTTCTACAGCACGCATAAGATTAGTAACATCCTTTTTATCTTCAGCCATAGCTATTACTTTAGCAAATAATTCTAAAGTATATGTTTTATCTAAACCATGGTCTGTTAATAAATCTGCAAGTTCTTCTTTTACCATTTTACTAAAAACCTCCGTTTTCATCATTCGTTTCCACTTTTTAAATTCAGTGGGTGTATAACTTCCTAGAACCATATCAAGTGCTAAGTTATAGTCCCATGTAACAGAATAGGCTTTAGCAAGGTTTTTCATCAAATCTTGCTTAGACTTTACCTCTAACATAGGTTTGCCAGACATAGTAGTATTAGTCTTCCTACCTGATACCTTTAATTTCTTAGAAGCATATTTAGGATTAAAAAAGGTGTAGCCCCAAGGGAATCTAAGATATACATTTTCCTTATCATGATTTGATGGATATTCTTTTCTGTTAATAACTTTAGCGACATAATCATCATCAGAGATAGCATATTGTCCCACGTCAGCCATTTTCCAGTATACATACTTTATTCCTTCTTTATCAGCTTCTTTTTTTCTATAAACAGTATATGTTGTAAGACCTTTGTCTTTATGGTCTATATTTATAGTATACATTACCTTAACTCAAAATGTGGAAAGTCATCAAACTGGTTATCATCTACTTCGAAGTTTTGATTCCAATCACCACCCCATCTGAGATTAATTCCCATAGATTTGGCAATACCGAGTACAAACCCTGCAAATAAATGAAAACGCTCCCTATCATCCCAATCGATAGGATAAGGAACCACATCAACAGCCCTACTTGGATTAGCGTTATGACGACCGTTGGGGTATTTAACCTTTGTTCTACCTTCTTCAAATAACTTATCTTGTCTTTCAGCACTTCTATGTCCCTCCAAAACAGAACAATCTACATGTTTTATAACTTCATTTAACACCTTCTTTAAATCAGGGTGTATGTTTTCCATTTGTTTTCTAGAACGACTTCCAAATTTATACATTCAATACTCCTACTTAATTAGTTGTTGGTAAATTTTTATTAAGCCCTAATAAAGGGTTATAACTCATACCAAAACCTACCTTATCTTTATTTTCATTATGTTTTTTTCTTATATAGTCTTGAAAGCCTTGATTTTTATAGTACTCATTCATTTCTTCAAAACTATTGAACCCACCAAACATATCATAAAGCTTTTCACCGGGTCTTCCCATAGCTTCATTTAACCAATTTATACCTTGACCATATGTCGGCCCACCAAGCCATCCAGATGCAATATTACTTCCACCTAATATAGTCCCAGCCCATGGAAACCAAACAGATTTATCCATATAATTGTCAAGTGTATTAGCATAGCTTTCTTGAAGCTGTTCATAATTTCTATCATCAACTTCAACAAAGTTATCATCATCTTCATTATTGTTAGTTACTGTTATATTGTTACTATTATTTATAGCATTTGCTAATAAATTAGCATCAAATGATGATTTATCTCTACCTGGATAACCACGATTTCTTTCCATAGCAGAATTAAGATAATCAGCTAAAACGCTGTTTGTATCAATTGATTGTCTTGCCATTATTAACCTTTACCGCCTTTTTTAGGTTTAGCTTTAGCTGTAGTTTTTTTCTTTCCACCTTTTTTACCTTTATCACTTTTTGAAACCTTCTTATGTTTAACTGAAGTTTTACCAGTAGTTAGGTCTACGTGAAATATTTCTTTTATTGCCATTTTATCTCCTATTGTTTAAAAATGTGGTATTATATGAAAGGTGCAAGTCTTGCTACTTTCATCTTGACCATTTGCTTTTATTGTGAATCTTGTATATCTAGCTGCTCCATGTGAGTCTAAAAGATATAACATCATAACTCCATCATCTTCTGATTGAGCGGAATCATCTATAACAGCTATTTTAGACATATCGTGGCTTATATCTGTTGTATCAGTCGAAGTTGTATCAAATACACCAGATTTAACCCAAGTAGAGTTATCTACACTATGTTCTACTTGAACATAAGTATCAGTACTAACGCTACCCAAATCAGCACTAAATATAGCTAATATAGTAACATCTGAGTTTAGTGGCCCAGGTATGTAACTAGTACTAGCATCTGCATTGTTACCTAATGTTATTGTTTCAGACATATAACCAGTAGTACATTCTACCCCGCCATTACCATTTATTGTTTTATGAAATCTATCCCAAGCCATTCAAACTTCTCCTTTACTCTTCTATAAATATATTACTATTACATAATACTTTTGCTTCAGATTTAGTTAAAACACTAAAATTGGGATACTCTAGTCCATTACCTAATCCTACTAATTCTGTTAATACTCCATCTTTCATAGACCATTCACCTTTAATAATAACATAAGATTTATCATGTGAATATCTAGGTGCTCCTACTTTTCCACTCATAATAATATCATACCATGTAGGCGCTGATTTATAAGTTATTTCTTCAGTATCCTCATCAACTGATTCTACTATTGGATATAATCCTTTTATTTTGTCACCTACAGCACTATTAAATGCACTGCTAGGTATACAATAATACATTTCATAATGTGCCATTATCTGTGACTCCTTTTACCTGCGTTATAATTTCTTGTTACCTCTGCTTGCGTTAAAGCTTTTCCTTTATATATTCTAACATCATCAATCTGTCCTTCGAAATCTTGGGCTGTTTGTGTAGTAACTCTACTCCAACTTTGTCCACCAATACTAACTCCCCA